GTGTTAATGAGAATATTTTTACAGATTGACTTTTAGACTCAGAATTTGTTGTAGTTGGCTACACCCCATGGCAAGTGGGGTTGGGTTGTAGAGTCCCTAAGGTAGACGAATCTTTTCGTTACCTTAAAAAGGTGGAAGAGACTTGCTGTGATGAAACTATCATGGCTGTTTCTCTTGGAGTTCATGTGAAAGGTGCAGTTAATTTCTGGCCCGACACGACAAATCAAGATGGTGCAGTATTAGGTGTTATGAAACGTATCGCTACAGATATGCCTAAAACTGATCCTGTACTTTTTGAGGAGTTTTTTGAGTTTTCGCGAGACTTTATACAACTCCATATGATGGATTGTGTTTTGCCTCCTGATGTTGATCTGTCTGTCGACACATGGCTTGAAGGCACTAATTATTCCGGCGGTCGTAAGGCTGAATTGCAGCGTGTATGGGAGGAGTTCATTCGATTGAGAGCAAAGGATTTTGATGTGATGTTCCATGTGAAATATGAGTCTTATAATGAGGCGAAACATTTTCGTGGTATTTACAGCAGATCCGACTCTTACAAGTGTTTCTTCGGACCATTGTGCGCTGCCATTGGTAAAAGGTTTTTCCATTTGCCTTGGTTTGTGAAGTACCTTAGTAGCCGTGAGAAGATGGAGCGGATGTGTGATTTGTTTTGTGATGATCTTGTCAGAATATTTTCGAATGATTTCACTTCATTTGAAGCAACTTTCACTGCCTTGTTGATGAGTATTGAAGTTTTCTTTTTTGAGTTCTGTTTGCAAAATGTCCCCAATCGAGAGGAAATTTTGGACGCCATTAGGAAAACTAAATACGGCATCAATAGGATGGTTGCAAGGAAGTTTTATGTGTGGTTGAGGTCTAAAAGATACTCAGGTGAGATGGATACATCTCTGTGTAATTCACTTAACAATCTGTTGTTTGTGTGTTTTCTTCTGCACAAGGCTGGGCATCCGCCTGAGTTTTATGTATCTATTAAACCCCCTCAGATTGAAGGTGATGATTGCATTGGAGCACTGTTATACGACTTGGATGAAACAATATTGTTCAGGTTGGGTGCAAAGGCAAAATTGGAAAATTTTAGGTCCTTTAATGAGGCCAGCTTTTGCGGTATGGTTTTTAGCGAAGGGTCACAATCAATTATTCGTGATCCTATTTCTGCAATACTAGATTTCGGTTATGTTAATTATCAATATGTTTACTGTGGTCGAGCATTGAAGGATAAATTGTTGAGAGCGAAGGGGTTGAGTTTATTGCATTCTTATCCAGGATGCCCTGTTTTGAAATCGCTTGCTATGTATGCACTTCGTGTAACCATGCATGTAGGCGATAAAAATGCAGTGCATGCCTTGATGAAAAGCAACAAATGTGTTTATCGCCGTAGGCAAATCGTGGAGCTATTCTCTATGGACAAACAATGGTTGTTGGATGTCCCTATTGTTATGGAGTCAAGATTACTCATGGCTGATAAATTTGGCGTTTCAGTCGCAGATCAATATGCAATTGAAAAATACTTAGATGGTTTGTTAAGGATTCAACCCTTGGATTGTCCTGCAATATTGGATAATTGTGGGCCATCTCGTATTAACCATTTTAGTAATTTTTGCTGCATAGCATCTTCTGTGAAAGGAAAGCCCCCTAAGGGCAAACGTGGCCGTCATTGGCTTGATGTGTTTGGCCCGGGTGTCAACGATAAGTTGTGAGAGTTATGTCTGATTTTCAATCGTTGGCTGATAAAATGGTTAAGAGTGGGTCGATCACTAGGAGGGAACTTGCTGATAAGCGTAAGGTTTTGATAGCAAAAGGTATACCTCCCCATGAGGTCGAAAAGCGTGTTGAGCAATCTCTTGTTGCTTTGGCTGGTCCAATTCGGGCTTTGAAGGATTCTCGTAAGACAGAAAATTTTAGGCCCAATTATCAAGGCATGCTGAAGAAGAGGGAGTTGCAGGTATCGCATAACCCAAGTAAGGTTGTTGTTCCCCCGGAGCTTGTTGCTTGGCAGATTCAGCAGAAACGGTTGAACGAACAGCGTGATCGTGCGAATTCTGAAAAGAAAGCGCTCATTAGTGCTTTTCGTACACACCCTGCTGAAGCCGAAAAATTAAGGTCTATGGTCCTTGGAAAGACTGAGGAGGAAAGGGCAAAGAAAAAGATGATGAAGAAAGAGAGGAGGGAATTGGCAAGGAATGTTACCGGTTCTAAGGAAGGTGATTGGTGGCAACCAATTGTTGACTTTGGTGCTGATATGATTCCGAAACTTTTGCCTCTCCTGTTAGGGCTTGGTGATTATAGTGATGGTGCTGAAATTCCCTTGAAGAAAGGGTCTGTCCCTGAGAGTAATTCTCTCTTGGCAGCAAGCACTGGTGGTCGCAGTGGTTATGAACCTCCATTCATGCACCGTCGTGGTGGCGCTACTCGTGTAGCTCATCGTGAGTATGTGGGTGATGTTTATTCTAGTGTGGACGCTTTCACCGCCACCAAATTTGCAATTAATCCTGGTATGGAGGAGTTGTTTCCATGGTTAGCACCTTTGGCTAATCAGTATACTGACTATCGGTTGATGGGTGCAGTTGCTGATTTTGTCTCACAAGGTTCCGACTATGCCAATGTCGCTGGACTTGGATACGTGGCTTTGGCCACACAGTATAATGCACTTGCTCCTGACTTTCAGGACAAGCGTGAATTGCTCAATTATGAGTTTGCTGACAGTGTTAAACCCTCTGTCAACATGACTCATTGGATTGAGTGTAAACCTGGAGAGATCCAGGATGACGAGAAGACTGTGCGTGCTGGGTCAATTCCCACAAATGCTGATTTGCGCATGTATGATCATGGTTCTTTGTTTCTTGTTGTTGGTGGAAACACCGCACCAGGGTCAATCATTGGTCAGTTGTGGATTTCTTACGATATTGAGTTTTATTTTCCAAAGATTTCAGCTTCCTTGGCTGGTGTCTTGAATTATTATCAAGAAACAAGGAGTTCTATAAGTGCTGCAAATCCACTTGGTACCACTAGTGTTGAGGTTAGCTCGAGGAGCTCAATTTCGATTACAACAAATAGTGCGAATGTGTTTTGGCCCGCGAATTTGAGAGGGGACTTTTTGGTGGTTTTTGTTTGGACCGGGTCTCTTTCAACTGCTGCCGGGAAACCTGGTATCACTTCCATTCCAACTGGAGGACTTTCAATCTTCGGTCCTATTGGTTATGGAACAGGTGTTTCAGGGTACAACTATTATATCACTTTGTATGTCCGTGTCATTGCGGATGGTGGCGGGTTGATTTTCGATGGGTTGGGTACTTGTTTGCCTATTGACCCTAACTCTGCTATGCAGATTATTGTCTCTCAGGTTCCTAGAAGTGCACCTGATCCTTTGGAAATTTTTGATCCGCGTGGTAAGGATAGTGCTTGCCGTTATTCGCGTTTTATGAAGGAGGTGTTGCGTGAACGT